ATATATGCCTGGTACGCGGAGTGGAGCAAGCCGCGCGCGTCGCGCATCGAATACGTCAAGGTCCCTGAAATCAAGGAAGTCATTAAAATTAAAAGAGTGTCTGTCCCCGGTCCGGAAAGAATCATCACGATTGAAAAAGAAGTCATTGTCGAAAAGCTGAAACTTCCGGACTGGGTCAAGACGGATGCCAATAAGCAGGTTATCGCCACGGCCGAGATTCAGCCGCACGACGGGATAACCAATGCCGCCGCGATTATGGACATGAAAACCGGCGCAAGCGAGATCATCGCCAAACAATTGCCGCCGGCGTTTATGGCGTTTGAAAACAAGAAAGAACTGGGCATGCGCGTTGGATATTCGACGGATGAATGGAGCATGCGTTCAACCGTTTATGGCCGGTGGAGTTTTGCGCGGATCGGCAAGGTCCACCTGGGTTTGTATGCCGAGGCCAATAGCCGCGGCGAAGGCATCGGACAAATTGATTTAAGCTATCGGTTTTAACGAGGGCACCAAATGTCACACGCCATATTTGCCGCAGCATTACAGGACATCTTCAACTCAGCCGTGAGTGATGCCGCCACGTTCACGCCTGCGGGCGGCGTGGCGATTCCCTGCCGGGTGATTGTGAGCCGCGCCGTACTGCTGCAGCCGGCCAGCATGGAAGCGCAGGTCTATGAGCACGGCATCACGGTTGAAGCCCTTTTGGCGGTCATCGGCGTGGAACCAAAACGCGGCGATGTGTTTGTTGTCAATCCTAATACGGCCGGCGCGGAAACCTTCACCGTGCAGGCGACTGATTCAAACGACGGCGACACCGTCGTGGCGGTGGTCACATGAGCCAGACATTTGCCGTAAAGATGGATCAGGATGATTTTCGCAGGGTCCAATCCATGTTGTCCGACATCAAAGGCGCCGCGCCGCGTGTCGCCATGCGCGCAATCAACAAGACGATGACCGGGACCAAAACGGATGCGTCCTCTGCAATCCGCGCCGTAATAACCGCCAAGAAATCGGCAGTCGATGAAACCATTAAAATCACGAAGGCAACGGAAAACAATCCCACGGCCTATATTGCCAGTACAGGCAGGCCATTGGCGTTAATCGACTTATCCTCTCGCCAGACAAATAAGGGCGTATCGGTCCAGGTGAGAAAAGACAGGCCGCGCAAAATCGTTCCAGGAGCCTTTATCGCAACCATGAAAAACGGTCACAAGGGTGTTTTCTGGCGTAAGTGGCACGGAAGCAAGGCAGTCAAGATGAGCAAGACCGAAGCCGCGATTAATCGAAGCGGTTTTATCTGGAGTGAAAAGCGGAAGCGATACATTGCCATTTCCAGTTTGCCGCGGGAATACCGCTTGCCGATGGAAGAGCGTTATGGACCGCGTGTCCCGGACATCATGAGCAATGAGCCGGTGATGAAAAACATCCTGGGCAAGTCCGGTGACCGCCTGGATGCAAACCTGAAGCATGAAACCGAATACGAATTGAGCAAACACAAATGAGCGACACGATCAGAGAAATTGTCATTCAGAGCTTCATCACCCGCGCGGCCGTCATCACGACGGCCAACGGCTATAATTACGGGATCGGCGCCCGCGTATTGCGCGCGCAGAAAAAAATGGATCCTTCCGATCTGCCCGCGGTGGATCTGATCCCCGGACCGGAAAAGTCTGTCGGTGTGTACGGCAAGCGGTCCTGCACGATGAAAATGCACATCGAGGGGCACGTTAAAATTGGACACAATATCACGCCGTCCGATGCGTCCAAGGCCTCCGAAAAAATTCTGGGTGATTTGAAAAAAAGTTTCCTCTCGCAGCATGATGAAACAGTCAGCCCGCATACCGGCTGGGACCGCTCCACGTATATCGATGACGTTATCTATACCGACGGCGGGACGGAAGAGTATCCGGATGAAGGCAGCGTGTCCGTGGGCGCGTTCATCGACCTCGATGTATCGTACACGGAAAAACTAGATGATCCGTATTCGCAGTAGATGTCATTTCGAATCCCGATATGTCGGGGTGAGAAATCTTAAACTAGGAAAGAAAAATGGAAGACGCAAAAAAACTTTTAATCATCATCGGATCGGCCCAGTGCTGTGCAGACGACAATGTGCTGTTTTCATCGATGTATCAAGGTCCGTTGCCGTTATATTCTTATGGCGATAACCCTACTGCATGCGATTACATGCTGATTGGTCTGGATTCGGTTGAAAAGATTCCCTGGCCGGCAAAATATTTTGCCACCTATCACCCGTCGGACATCGAACCCGCCATGGAGCGCCGCAAGCAGTATGGCGGAAATATCAACTTTGAAAAAATCATTGCCCATCAGCAGCACCATAACAACGCGACCGGCCGGGACCTGGTCGACTTGATCATTCCCTGCGAGCCGCCCACCGGAAGCTCCGCCCTTCTGGGAGTCCTGGCCGGTATCCGGATGGGCTATGAAAAGATCATCGTTTGCGGATGCCCGCTGATCGGCGTCAATGACAAGAATTATGATTACGCCAATTTTCAAAAGGGCTGGACGGCCAAATTAAACGAAATAAAGAATGTGACGCGCAGTATGTCCGGCTGGACCAGGGACCTGCTGGGCGTACCGACTAAGGAATGGCTCATAGCTCGTAGCTCATAATGGAGAGAATATTGAAATGATGAACCTAACGCAGCAATGGAAAGACCGCTTTGAACAAATATGGGACCCGAACGATCAGGCCAGGTATCGCCAGGGGTCCGCTGGCCAACGTTACGCAAAGCAGTTTGTGCGCGATTTGCCGGTCAATGCAATTATCAACGAATACGGGTCCGGCACCGGCCGCGCCGTGGTCGAAATCAAGCGGCTTCGTCCGGACGTAAAAATCAACATGATCGACATCGCCGACAACGCCCTGGAGCCGGAAGCCCGCGCGCTGATCGGCCCGGATGTGAGCTACACCATCGCCGATCTGTCCGCCCTGCCCGCCAATTTCCCGGTCGCCGACTGGGGCTATTGCGTGGGCGTCCTGATGCTCATTGCGCCGGAGACGCTCGACGACATCCTGGCCGAGATTCGCCGCACCTGCAGAAACCTTTTTGCCGAGGTCTACAATTTAAGCGACGTCCGCCTGGGCATCGAGCTCACAACGATCAAACAGGACTGGCCCTGGTGGGCGGACAAACTCCGCGAACATTGGCCGAACGTGGAATTCATTCAGAGCAAAGAACACAAACAGCGATTCATTTTTATTTGTCGGGGGGAATAATGCAGACTTGGGATTTACGTGGCGCATATCTGGAAAGCCTCATTAAAAAGCACAACTGGACGCGGGGCGCGGAATTGGGCGTCTGGTACGGTAAAACCTATTTTCGCCTTTTGGAAAACTGCCCGGCATTGACTCTGGTCGGCGTCGATAACTGGGACCCGAAATATCCGCATTTTGCGCACCACAAGAACCAGGAAGCAAACCGAGCGGAAGTGTATGCAAACGCCGCCAAGTATGGTCCGCGCGCCGTCATTATGGAAATGGACATGAGCGCAGCGGCCCGGCTGATTCCGGATGAATCACTGGATTTCGTTTTCATCGATGGAGACCATACTTATGATGGGTGCCGCCGTGATATCGAAGTCTGGCTGCCGAAGATCAAACCGGCGGGCTGGATCACCGGGCATGATTACCTTTGGCCGGGCGTCAATGAAGCCGTTAAAAAGCATCTGTCGCCGGTGAATTGCCCGATCAAAGAGACGGACGAAACCTGGTCGCGCCCGATAAACCTAACCGGTTCAAGCGCTGTGACAGTCTGCTGCATTAAGTGGGGCGATAAATATGGTCCCGAATATGTCAACGTTTTATATCGCATGGTTCAGCGCAACATCCATCTGACCGGATTTGATTTTGTCTGTTTTACAGAGAATCCCGCCGGCATCGATGCGCACATCCGCACAGCGCCCCTCCCGTGTGATTATCCCGGCTGGTGGCAAAAGGTCGGCTTGTTTCAGCCGCGGCTGCCCGGCGTCTTCACGGACAAAATTCTTTTCCTGGACCTGGATGTTGTTATTGCCGGGGATCTTGATCCTATCCTGGAAATGGACGCCGACTTTGTGATCGCGCGCGACTGGCCGCCGGAAATGAGGCCACACGACAATGCCTATGAATCATCGGCGTTTTTGCTGCGCGTCGGTTCACGCCCGGCCGTCTGGGATAATTTCAGCGCCGCTGTAATGACCGAAATGCACGGCGACCAGGACTGGATTACCGCACAGATCCCCTGCGAACAGTTATTTCCGTATGAATGGACGCCCAGCTACAAGTTGAGACATCTGGCAAACGCATGCCCGGAAAATGCGAAGATCGTTATATTCCACGGCGATCCGAAACCGCCTCAATGCGGCGGCTGGGTTAAAACAATGTGGCAATAATCAACTTCGGCCTGGCCGAACTAACAAGGAGGAAAAGAAGATGAAAACCAATTCAGCAGCAAACGGCAAATTGCTTTATGAGGCCGGCCAGGAACTACTTGCAATGGCGGCAATGACCGACAGCGGAGACCACAATACCTTCAGCACGGCCAGCGCGTCGTTATGGTCCAATAAGGGCGGGTACGAACCGAATATCTATCCGGACGGTTTGGAAACGGGCGGCGTGGTATCGCCCGGCGCCGCGGTGGAAAAAGTATCCGTGGCCGCGCTCACCTGTTACCTGGCGGGCGTGCTGACGACCGTGGCCGCAGACGCAGCGGTAGCGGTGACCCGGCCTGCGGCATCACCGGCGGGACTTAAAAAAATCAGTTCCATCACCATTAACAGCGCGGGCGCCATTGCCGTGGTTGCCGGCACGGACGGTTCCGCTTTTTCCGCCACGCGCGGCGCTGCAGGCGGTCCGCCTTTGATCCCGGTTGGGTCCATCGAAATCGCCCAGGTCAAACTGACATCCGCGGTATCCGCCGTCCTGGAATCATACGAGATCTTCCAGGTCATCGGCACGCACTGCGAACGGTACGATTATCCGGTCTGGACCGAAGATCCGTTCAACGGCACGATCACGTTTTCGCAGGCGCTCCCGGCCAGCCACGTCGGCTCCCCGGCCACATACAAGGGCGTTTACGGTGAAGTTTATGAACCGATCTTTGTGGAACAGGATCCCGCGTCCGATTTCACGCCGCCCGAAAATTCGCATAGCGTATCATCCACGCAAACATATAGCGGCACGATTGGATCGACGTCGTCATCGCTTGGCCAAGGCAGCTTCAAGGCATTTTTGAAAGACGGCGTGACGGATCCTTTGGTCAAACTGGTGGATGAAATGTTGGAAGCTCATAAACAGTATCTGCCGCAATTCTTTAAAAACGAATAATTACTGGAGAAAAGATGACCAAGATTGATTTATCCCGCAAGATAGACATTCCCGATT